GGTAGCACTCTTTACTGCTTTCTCGATGATGGCCGTTACTGACTTCTCATCAAGAATCTCTGGGGTTTCTGTCGCCTTCTCTTCAAGGAGTTCTTCGGCGGCTTCGATTTTTGCTTCATCGACTGGAGCATCGGTTTCACTTTCGGCAGACTTAACACTTCCACCGAGAGAGTCTGGGGTGAGGATTGTCGCTGTTGAAACATTAGCGACTTCATTGGTAGGCGTTGCGCCGGTGACGATTGTTTGAGTCTTGCCGTGAGCGTTAGACACATCTCCGCAACCACACTCTAGGCACTTGGCGTGGTCAGCAGTCGCGCCGAGATTGAGAAGTGAGCCTGAAATGTCATCGCTTGCCTCATCTGCTTCGCCATCGCGGAAGTTAAAGAGGTGCTTGAGGGCAGAGAGCAGGGTATCAATATCATCGCGCTCATCTGAGTCAGTTTCAGCAATTTCGCTAGCCTCTGAAATGATGAGTTGAGCGATCCCCTTGCGAGCCGCATCATAAGACACCTGATCGAACTTAGCGGAGTCTGCGGCGATTTCCTTAATGACTTCTGCGAGCATGGATTTATCCTTTTCGGTGTATTCCTCGACTTTGACAAGTGAGGTTTCGCCCTCTACTGACTTAGCGAGCATGAGTTTGGCATTTGGGTTTGCAGGGCGATCTACGAGAGAAACTTCTACGATTTGACCATCGATAATTCTGCCGTTAGCGGCTTTCTGATCTCTGACAACGCGTGGGGCTTTGATTCCGATTGAGAAGCCCTTGAGGACTCCTGACTCAACTTTCTTAACGCTGACTGGATCGACAACAAGAACCGAGATGTAGTGTCCATCGCTCTTTGCTTCGTATTCCTTAGCTACACCAGCAGCGATTGATGAGTGCTGTTCGCGGATATTCCCACCAGACTTAAACCACTCAGGCATAGCACTTGAGAGCCAAGTGTCATCGCAGATTTGCTGGTCGATGTCTAATGAGTCATCGGTTGCCTTGCCATAGACGAGAAGTGAGCCGTCTGCTTGCTTTTCTTGCTTAACAATCGCGGCGTAGGAATTAGCGAAGTCCATTGTTCTCCTTTAGGCTGAATAGATGACTGAAACTGCGCCGGCTGAAGTACCTGCGGCTGAAACGGCATAAAGGGAATCGTTGCCATGCATCCATATTTGAACAGTTGCATTAGCGGCAACATTTTGACCACCATTTACACCGACTGTATTTGTTACCGCATTATCGCCAAGAAAAACTGCGGCTGAATCTCGATTATTAACTTGAACGGCTACATAACCTGCACCGTTTGGAATCGTGACTAGCAAAGTTGGAGTTGTACCGACGGTGATATTTGAGTGATTAAGAGCCATTGTTTTCCTTCTCTCGGATTATCGTTTAATTGTAATGGTTATTTTAATTGTCTGCGTTAAGTGCTGCATCTAAAGCCGCTGAGTAATCATAAGTTGTGTAATCAATAGCGGCTGGAGTTGTAGAACATCGGCAATTTGGGTGAACAGGTAACTCGTCAGGGGCTACGCCATTGGAAAAGGTTTCATCGATGCCGATAACTTCCCCGTCAATGTCGCACTCTTCGCAAGGATCAACAGCTACCCACTCGATTTGCTCAACTCCTAGTGCTTGATAAGAGTCCATGTTTGCGGCGTTTGCGGCGCGTGAACCCTCAGTAAGCGCGATCATTAAAGAACGCTCAGGAGTAGAAAGTGAGTCTTGGATCATTGAAGCCAAGTGAGTCGGGCTAGCACCTATGGCGAATCCGTCAGCCAACTTGCTTCCGAGCAGGTCATAACTCGTTGATTTCATGTCTAAAGACTTAATCTTTATCCCGTTGAGTAACTTCTCTAATCCGCCAGGCGGTTTGAGTAACGCTTCAGCCGCAGGGTTGCCGGGTTTCCATGTGTCCCAATTAAACGCGCCTTGTAATGCTTGAATAGCAAACTCGCTAGGGTTCCAGTTATGCGGTGGGGCTTTAACTGCTTTGCGTAACTTACCTACCGCCTCATAAGCCGACACCACGCCCGTTACAAACATCTCGGCATAATGCTGGCGAAGTGCAGACTCTAGGGCTTCGTGGTCTAGGGTCACATTGTGCATCGCCCATGCTCTAGCTCTTGCCCTATCCTGAGAAATAAACTCAGAAACGGTCGGGTGAGTGTGCGCGTAATCTGCGACTACTTTTCTAGCATCTACGCTTTTAGCGAGCGCGGCGCGAATCTTGACTGCTGAATTACTAGCAATGCGCCCATCAACTTGATGGACTCCTAGAGTCATGTCAGATAAGCCTTAGCCAGAGATTTCATCGTGTCGGTATCGCCATCAAAGTAGCAGCGATTAAGAGCATCGCCCACGATTGGGTCTAGGGCTTTGAACTCAAATTGGCGAGCGCGTTTTCCTTTACTAGCCCACTTGAGAAACGCCTTGACCTCGATACTCGACTCCTTAGCGGTGTCGGGAGTGCCGACCCAGACCGGAACCTGATCCATGCCTAGAAGCCATTGGGCGCAGAGTCGGTGGTGTCCATCCATAATGATTAACTTCTCGCCATCGTTATACACCTGAGCGTATGAGCGATAAGGTTTTGTCGATTGACCCATATTGTCAATGCGGTCTTTAACCTTTTGGCGGTCAAGGACCGTATCTGTGCCTACTAGATCGGCAGGATTGACCAGCGTAAGGACTGCCTTCGACCATACATCGGGATCAAGGGTTGGGGCAGGGACAACCGCCCAAGGAGATTCCACGAAATCATCAGGGTCTACATCAACCTCGACATCATCGCCGGCAGGGTTAGGCATGGTGTTTAACTTAGAAAGGGCTAGGAGTGCCTCAGCGATAGAGGGAACTCCAGCCTTCTCAAAGTCAGGTGTAGTTGTTTGATCTACTGGCTTAGGTGCGACATCTGGAGTTGGTGGTTTGGTTGGGCCGTCTGGGGCTGGTTCGGTTGGAGCCATTGGATCGACTTCATCTTGAACATTCTCAACACCAGCAATAGGCGCGGCAGCGTTCACGATTCCCTCTGGGCTAAAGAGGAACACGCCATTACCAGCGACAAGGATTGGCTGATCGGCGGCTGGAGTATCTAGGAGAGGCAAGCCCAACTCTGAACGGCGTTCATTGATTGTCTTTGTGCCACCGCGTAATTCAAGGTCTGACTTCTTAGCCATTTCCTCATCGTCACGGATTTCAGAAACCATGAATTTGAACTCTAGCTCGCGTGGCATACCTAAATAGGTATAAGAGATGTTGGTGAGCATCTTAGAAATCCATTGAGCCAAAGGCGCGACACCGATTGACTGCGCGGCTTCTGCTTCGCCTTGCTGATGACCCGAAGCACCGAGTCCACCCTTTTGAGAGAACCCGATCTCAGTAGGTAGAACGCCAAAGTGACCTGTGATTGAGGTAATGAGGTATTCATCAAGCGCGGCTTTGAACTTCTCGCCGTAGCCCTCATAAAACTCAGGCTTTAGACCAGAAGGCAAGATAAGAGCGCGTTTGCGTTGCTCTGTCTGCCCTGCCAAATTGTCGTTAATAATGTTTTCATACTGCTTCATTACGAGAGGGTCATTACCGAAGTCGGCATCTGAGGTCAGCATCATCTCAGGGGTAACGCCATCGGTGTATTCAGCGCGTAACCATTGCTGGCGGCGTAAGTAAAGATCGGCTAGTGGTAGGCAACGCTCTACTGGAGATGAGCCATAAACGGAGTTAGCGCGGCGGTTTCGGATGAAGTAAGAAAGATCATCTGATGAGAACTCGCCATCTGCCTTAGTATCGTCAGAGTTAGCCATAAACTCAGAGCGAGGGAAGCCATAGAGAATCTGTTGATAGGCAGCCTGTGGAGCCATTGGGCGCATACCGCGATCATCAAGCATTGGCTTAATAGTTGAGCCGTCTAAAATCTGGAAGCCGTATAAATCCCCACCAACAGTTTTTTGAGGCCAGATAGCCCACGCATCTAGGACAAGGATTTCCTCTAGCGACATCATCATCCAGTCAATGAAGGTCAGTCCATTAGCCTTATCTGGGTTCTCCCAAAATGTTCTAATGCGGTAAATCTCATCTGAAAACTTAGAGCGAGCCTGTGACATGGCGCGAACATGATCGCCACCGATTTCGGAGATAATCTTTTCGCTTGCATCTTGAGCGATAACAATGTCCCAATCTAAACCTGAAATCTTAGCCTTGAGAACTTCGATGCAACGGCGCACAATGTCAATCTGCTCTGCTGCTCCACGAAGGGTCTTAAACTGAACAAGTTTCTGCTCTGTCCCGATATTAAGGTTCTGAGCGACTTGGTACTCATAGCGGCGTGGGTCTGCTCTGCCGTCATCGCGTAATGGGTTGATTGCGCCCGGCATGATCGGTTGACCGGGGCCAAATGGCACTCCAGACATGAGGGGATTACGCAGAAGAGGTACTTGCGCCCCATAGGTGCTTTGCTGATTAGCATCTCTCATCTCTTGCTCAGTCATTACGACTGATCCTGCAGGTAGATTACTTGGTGCTTTTTCAATTTGTGCTTCAACGATTGCTTTGGCTAAACGGTCAAAGATTCCCAAGTGATGCTCCTTTTGTACCCCTTGTAATTCGGGCTAGGTGTAATGATAGTGGGTATTATGAAATAAGAGTTTGATTGACTAGCTCGTACCCGCCCTGCCCACATTGAACGCATACAGTATTAACCTGTGGGTCATTTTCATTGCGTGTCTCCATGTAGCCAGTATTGCAACAGGTTGAAAGATATTCGTATCTGTAATTCATTATTGCTCCTTAGTAGTAAAGAAAGACAACGCCGTTACCACCATTGCCAGCAGTACCGCTAGTAGAAGCACCGCCTCCACCACCTCCGCCAGAGCCACCATTTCCACCGTTATTTGCTGAGCCATTGGCACCTGCGCCTGTGTAACCAGCACCGCCTCCACCACCACCAAAAGTTGTACCAGTTCCAGTTGAGCCTGTACCGCCAGCGTAAAAATCGCCAGTTCCACCTGCTCCACCTGTGCCAACACCTGTTGTTCCTACTGCTCCGCCACCGCCGCAGATAAGCCCACGACCACCAGCAAATGCAGTCACATTGCCTGTGGCTGTTGCTGAGCCAGTTCCACCGCCGCTAGATACTGCGCCAGCAGGAGTATTACCTGAACCACCTGAACCTGCATAACCATTTCCGCTTGAACCACCAGCAGCAGGTGCGCCAGTGTAAGCAGTTGTACCAGTGGTTGTTTGGTTTGGGGTTGTTACACCACCACCACCACCGCCTTGCGTTACGAGTGCAGGTGCGCCTGAACCGCCACCAGCCATAACCATTCCATAAATACTTGGATTGCCGTTATTTCCTGCGCCAGCAGTTGAAGAACCTGTACCACCAGCACCAACAGTTACGGTGTTTGAGATGTAAGTCCAACCAGCAGAATACCCGCCAGCTCCACCACCGCCGCCGCCACCTGTGGTTTGCGTAGAACCTGCTCCACCACCACCGATTACAACTGCGTAAATGCGCTGAATACCAGTTGGGATTGTGACTGAGAAAGTACCAGCACTAGAAAAGGTTTGTTGAAGTTTTAGCCCATAAGGAGAATCGCTAAATGATGAGTTGTTATAGATAGTTGTTGTCATTTTATCTCCTAGTAGTAAAGGTAAAGGATTCCGTTGCCACCAGCACCACCAGTAGTAACGCCTGCTCCGCCACCACCGCCGCCAAGTCCACCTGCGCCACCAGTTGCACCTGATGCAGGATTTCCATTACCTGCAACACCAGCACCACCGCCTGCTGAACCTTTTACGCTTGTTGATGTAGTAACACCTGCACCACCAGTTGTTGCAATGCCTGTCAAAATGTTTATTCCATTGCCACCTGAACCGCCAATAGTTCCAGTTCCAGTTCCGCTACTTCCACCACCGCCACCTGCTAAACCTGAACCACCTTTGCCGCCGTTGTAAGTGTTTTGTATACCACCGCCACCGCCACCTGAAATTCCGTTGCCACCATCATTGCCATAAGTATCGCCAGTAGTTCGACCACCACCACTAGCACCACTACCATTGTTTCCAGTTGTATTGCTTGCAGCACCAGCAGGAATTCCCCAATAATTTGTTCCACCAGTACCACCACTTGCGGTTGTTGCAGCACCTACTCCGCCGCCGCCACCACCTGCAACACCAGCACCACCAGGACCAGTTGAGCCACCATTTCCACCGCCACCAGCAATTATGTTTCCGTATCGAGTGTAACTACCCGCAACTCCTCCAGCAGAAGAAGATGCAACAATGCAAGAAGATGTTGCTAAAGTCCAACCCCAAGCAATACCACCGGCACCGCCACCGCCGCCTGCTGCTGTAGAAGCATTACCACCACCCCCACCACCACCAACTGCGATGGCATAGACAAATGTGATACCAGCAGGGATTGTGACTGAGGTAGTTCCAGCGTTAATAGTCTGACGAAGTTGCAACCCAAAGGGCGCGATTGAGGAAGTAAATCCGCTTGGTGTAACTGTGTTAGTAGATGGCATCCATGAATTGACTTGCGAGCCAACTTCTCCGCGCTTAAATCCCTCTGCCATTATGCGACTCGGTTTACATAGCCTGAAATGTTTACAACGCTTGCTACTGAGGCGTAAGCATAGACAGTTAATGCCGAACCTGATGGGGCAAGGATTAGCCCAGGAATTACAAGAGTCAGACCTGAGTTAGCAGGGATGGTCTGTTGAATCTGGTTAAGTGTTGCAGTTCCACCAAATTGAATAGTGAGTGTGCGAGCCGCTGAATCGGTATTGGTGGCATAGAGCCACACTTCGTCAATGGCTGATGTGCCTGTTGCGTGGATAGTCGTACCAGTTGAGGCGATAGCGACAACGGCGATTGGAACGCCTGTGGTTGCGGCTGATAAGGCTTGCTTGCTATAAGTTGCCATGTGTTTTCCTTATCCAAACATCTGCATAGAAATTACGGCTTGATCGGTGTCGTACACGGCATTGGTTCCATTGGTTCCGTTGGAGCCATTAGTGCCATTAGTTCCTGCAATTCCCTGAGGGATTCCAAAGTTAAATACTGCCGCGCTACTCGTTCCACTGTTATTTACAGTTGCAGAGGATCCAGCAGAAAGGGTAGAAGTTGTGCCAACCGATACGGTAGCAGCACTTCCATTAGTTCCGTTAGTTCCATTTGTGCCGTTAGTTCCAGCCACTCCCTGCGGTATGCCAAAGTTGAACACCGCCGCACTTGAAGTTCCGCTATTGCCGACAGTCGCGGAAGATCCTGCGCTAAGTGTTGAAGTAGTACCAACCGCGATTGTTGCCGCACTTCCAGCTGATCCTGTGGCTCCCGTAGTTCCTTGAGGTATCCCAAAATTAAATACTGCCGCACTACTTGAGCCGCTATTATTTACGGTTGCTGAAACGCCTGGAGATAAGGTTGTTGTTGTGCCTACTGCGATTGTTGCGGCTGATCCGTTTGTTCCTGGAGCACCTTGCGGGCCAGTTGCCCCAGTTGCACCCTGAGATCCACTAGCACCTTGCGGGCCTTGAACGCCAACGCTCGCAACAGTAACGGTCGGAGTTGATGTGCTGACTGTGACATTTTGAACAGTTGTCGTGACTGTGATGTTATCTACGGTCATACGCGAGCCGCCGCAATAGTAATTGTTCCATCTACCCAGTCGTAGTTAATGCCGCCAGATGAGGTTGCCTTGATCCCGTAGTAATAAGTTCCGACAGGGATAGCGGCTGTCTGTGCGCCTGTAATTTGATAGGTAGCGATTCCACTTGCCGGGGTCGTCAGAGTGATTCCTGAGCCGTTAGTAAGGGTCAATACAACTGTGCCAGTTACCTGATTACTAATAGCCATCTTAACGGTGAAGCCCGTAATGTTAATAGCGGTTCCAGTGGCATCGGTGTTCGTGGTAGTAAAGATGAGGTCTATGCCCTGATTAACTGTTGGATTGTACGCGCCCACTCAAGCTCCTTAGTCTATTTGGCGATTATAGCGGTTTGACATCTTGGGCATACTTTTGTTCCGCGCACTAATGGCAGACGGCAACTAGGACAGAAATCAGCCATCGCGGCGAGTGACCTCATCGCCAACGACCCACCCATTAAGTCAGACACCGCCCACACCATCGCATCCATTCTGTCTGGCGATTTATCAGAGTCAGGCTCCCATGTCACTAGCTGATCCTCTAACTGTGCGAAATCATTGCCGACAAAGTGAAGGCGTAACTGTTCAGAGAGGGCAGATACCGGCTCGGCTCTGACTCGCTTGCCTCTAGTGGCGGTTACTTTCCGATAAGGGATTGAGGCATCGACTTGCCGTAATAGGGCTTCAATCATGTCGCCCCCGTTATTAGCTTCACCGATTACCCGATCGCACTTCCACTTCCTAAACATCTCTACGGCTTTTCTCGCCCACGCTTCAGGGGTTCCGCGCATAGTCGCATCTTCCAAAATGTAGTAATGCCCGTCAGGCGTAGCACCGGCGACAACGATTCCCGTTTCATCACTTGACTCACCACTCGTCACGGCAGGGTCAATCGCTACAACCACGCGGAAATAAGGCGGTGCATCTTCGGGCTTGATTCTTGATTCTTCAATAAGAGCGCGTGTCCAAAGGGCGTTTTCTGAATCTTCGAGAAGTTCGCCGTAAAGTTCTTGTCTGCCCGTTCGGGTTCCGGCGTATCTTGCCTGTAATTCAAGCAATGCGGCAGGTGAAAGGTTTGTGGCGTTGTCAAAAGTTGAGCCTCTGGTAACGAATACCGACCCATCAGTTCTGTTCAGCCATTCGCGCAAGATCACAATGGGTTTGGGGGTTGTGGTGATACAGGCTTTTGGGTGCTGCCCGATTCTGAGTGCTGGCGCAATTCCTTCATGCCAGGTCGCATACGGGTATCTCCATTTCGCTATTTCATCAGCCCACACGCCAGAAAGGTTTAATCCACGACCAGCATCAGGGTTGTCTGCGCCAAATATATGAATCTTCTGTCCATCGCCAAAAACTATTTGCCAGTTGGATTTGTTATAGGTGAAATCCTGATCTTCAACTAGCCCACGATTCTTGAGAACGCGCAAAATCCCACTTGCGCCCTCGATACAGATTTTTCGAGCATCGCTGAAGGTTTCGGCAATAACCGCCCATTCGGTAGGTGCGCCGTCAGGGGCTTGAGGATGAGTAAAGACTTGATTAATCATCCATTCGCTGCCGGTGCGAGATTTACCCCATCCGCGCCCAGAGAGAATCAGCCAAATATGCCAATCGCCTTCGGGTTCCTGTTGTTCAGGTCTGCCGATGTACCACCAGGGGGATTTAGCCAAATCATCTAAGACTTCAGAGGGTAATGAATTGATGTGGGCTTCTAGTTGATCTGGCGGTAAGGCTTTGAGTTGCTCAAATAGGCTCTGAGCCATCTTCGCCTTCTATTGCTAACGGTTGGTGACCTAACATAGCCAAGACAAGGGCTTTAGAATCAATCTCAATCGGCTTGCCGTCTTTACCTGAAATTTCTTGAGTAAGTTTATCTTTGCGCCCCCACTTATCAGGAAATTTACGCTCTAAGTACCATGCGCCGGCAGTCCAGTTATCACGCGAAGCCTCTTGGATTACTTTAACGGCGTTTGTTTCCGCAATAGCCTCAGCCTTTTTAATAGCGTCCGCATATTCCGCGTAAGGTTCAATTCCTTGCTCGCCCTTCTCCATCCATTCGTAATGTGTGGATTTTCCAATGCCAGCGGCTTCGGCGGCGGTTGTGGCGTAGTTACCGCCCTCTATCGCCTCGACCATAGCATTTTGTATAGCCTCACTTAGAATTGTTGTTCTGCTCACTTATGGCTTCCAATCGGGCATCTAGCAGACTGTCCAACTCGCTCATCAGAAATGCCTTGCGCTGATGAGTCAATCTGTTTCTGTATCTGTCCTTCATCATTTCAGAAAGGTGGGCAATAGCCTCGTCTATGTCGGCGAGTGTTATTACTTCCTTATCAATGATCATGTAGTTATTTTACTGTTTTGCGCACCTCGCGTTTTAATTTGTAGGCTCTGACATCATCGGCGAGATAGAAAACTGACTTCCCTTCTTTCTTCACCCATGCCAGAGTCTTGCGAAATTGCAGTTGGCGCAAGTTATTAATCTCAATTTCAAGATGTTCGATAACCTGCTTTGAAGTCCAGAGTTCCTCTACCATGCTGGCTTGTCCTCAGTAGGAACAGAAGCAAAGAAATCTGATGGTGAAGCGGTTGATGAACCCTTGCCACGAGCTACAAGGTAAAAGTTAGTTCCGGCGATCTCAAGTGAAGTCTTTTCTACGCCGTCTTTGCCCGTGAACTTGGATTGAGCAAGTTTGCCAGCGACTAGGACTTTCTCACCTTTTCTGAGCGTGTCGAGAACATTGTCGGCTTTTGCATTCCAGAAGGTCACGCGAAACCAAATTGTGTCCCCGTCTTGCCATTGATTATTAACCTTCTTGCGCGGAGTGTGCGCTAATGAAAATGTGGCGAGAGTTTCATCGCCGAATACTTTGAGTTCAGGATCAGAGCCTAGATTGCCTTCGATAACGATTTGATTCATGTTGTTTGCCTTTCTTGTTGGATTGATTACATTACACTAATTCCATACTCCCGTCATCTTTCAGTAATGCTTGAGTACCGTCTAAGAGAGTGATAGGGATTAAGTTGGGATCGCCCCACGCGCTTACCATCCAGCCCTTTTCGGTAGCCTCTTTAGGGTTTAAGTGAATCGAGTGAGTGCCGAGATTGTGGCATTTGTGGCAGACGGCTACGAGATTAGTCACCGAGTCTTTACCGCCTCGGCTCTTTAACTTTCTATGGTGCAGGGCTAGATCGTGTGAGGGCTTTCCGCATCTCTCGCAGAACCCCCGTGAGCGACCTAGCACCGCTTCAGCTATCTCTTGTTTCAATACCAACCAAATCTCTGCTCATGTCGCCACGCGTTACAACTCGTTGAGTAGCGAACCTTTATGTAATGAAGCCCGAACTCTACCTGCCTCATGGCGTTTGAAGTCTTTTTAAGGTTGTAGTTGCGCCATGTTGTCGGGAGGAACTGAGCTATCCCATAAGCACCAGATGACCTGTTAAGGGCTTTAGGATTCCAATGAGATTCTTGAGTCCATAATTTGACAAGGCAGGCGTACTGATGATTATTGGGGATCAGCGTTTTAGCGTAGAGCTTAGGTTCTCTTATGAAGGAGATGTGCTCTTTTGGCGCGAAGGCTGCTTGTGCGCTGATGTTCTGGCAAAACCCTACCAAGATGGCTATTACAAGGATTTTACCTAAAGCCTTTATCTATCTGCCTTACCCCAGTTCGTGCAGTAGGAGCAGACTGTTGCCACCCATAATTGAACGCCGCAAGCGCGGCACCGGCTTATCTGTGAATCATCCATTTTCGTACATCCTTTCGGGAGATAGCGGATTGCATTATTTTACTTTACTTGCTGCCACCCCACCCTGATCCCTTAAAGATCGGGCGAAAGGTGGAAATCTTGCGGGTCATGGGGTCTTTGCAGACCGGACATTCAACAGTTTCTGGCGCGGTTCCGATAGGGAACTGGCGATCATAGATTCCGTCTAGCTCGCACTCGAACTCATAGTTCGCCATAACTGATACCCTTATCTCGCATCAC